GACCTTGAGGACCGGCAGGCCCCTGTGGCCCGGTTGAACCTTGCGGCCCGGTGGCCCCCTTGAGGGACAGCAGCCAATCGGTCTCGGACCCGGTGAATCCATTAGCCACCGCGACCTCGTAGGCCGATTTTCCGTCCGCACCTTCTCCCCCGCCCGATACGGCCAGGTTGGTGAAGGCGCTTTCAATCTTCTCGAACTCGCGATCGACGTGTTCTCCAAGACCCTCCGGCACAGGGGGTCGGATGTCCCTGCGATAGGGGAATGTCTGCTTTGCCATGTTGGGTCTTGGAGGGGTCGTTATCGCTTACCGCGCAGCGTTACGCTCGCGTCGAAGCCTGAGAATGAGAAGTCGGTGATGCCGGTGTGGAGCAGCCGATGCGAAAGGTATCTCCCGGCCCTGCGGACGGGTAGCTGGTAGTCTGTGGTGGGGTCGAACGCCTGCGGATCGTCCCAAAGAGGCGCCACGCCAGACGTGTCGTTGGCCCCGAACTGGAACCGTGCCCCCGAGCCTCCGCTGGAAACGGAAATCTGAGGGTAGAACTTGAGCAAGGACTTGTAGGAGCTGATTGCCGCCCCCTGCTCGTCCAGGTCGACCCCGATCCGCTCGACAAATGCGTCTTTGAGCAATTCCGGCGCAATCGGCTTGGCGAGCCTGCCACCTGTAATGAGGTCCAGGCCGATGATGCGGTTGGCTGTGACGCCTCGGGGGACGTTCTTACGGCTGACGAAAAGCTGGTGACGCTCCGATTGGTCGCCATCCCCTGCGTAGGTCCCGCCCATCGTGGCAAATGTGGAGGGGGCAGAGCTTTCGTAGGTCATGCCCGATACGACCGCGGCATAAGATGCGGCAGTGACGTAGGGCACATCGTAGAACGTCATCGTGTCGCGCCTGTAGTTGTAGGCAGCGATGCGGTTGCACCCGTTCGTGGGGTTCGAAAAGCCCGTCAGTCGATCCTGTGAAGGGTAGCAGAAGTGGATCTCGTTAAGCCGCGGGCTGTGGACCACGAAGCACAGGTGCGCCAGGTCTCGGACCAGTCCCCCGAAGATGAAGTCCTTGTTTTTGCCGTGGACGATCGAGCGCTTCGAGGCCCCATCGTGGGCAATGATGTCGTTGCGGTCGAAGACGAAGTGCTGTCCGTCGATCTCGACGACGCAGTTGGCGTTGATGACCCCGATGTCGTCGAACCGCTTCCGGAAGTCGAAGATGAACTGACCCCCGATGTAGGTCATGGCCCACACTTCATTGGTCCCGTAGACCATGAAGGTGTCGCGGAGGACCGCACCATCGACGATCTCCCCCTTCATCTGGTTCAGGATGTTCTCGCCCGCGGAGTTTGTGGTCGAGGTTTCATCCCACGACAGGGGATCAGACCCGAACTGCGTGAAGTCAGACCACTTGACCATCTGGGGGTACTCAGTGGCCCCCTTCTTGACGTTCAGGGCGATCAGGAAATCCTTGTAGGACCTGAGCGCCGAGCAGCGCCAATTGGGGTCCCAGGCCGTCAGAGGGACAAACCTGGCGTCCCCACCTGCCTTCTTGAAGGGGACGTTGCTGCGCCTGTTGAGGTAGGAGACGTTGCCGAGGAAGTCGTGGGTGAAGGTCTCCCCTGTGTCGGCCACGAATACCGAGGTCGGGGTGATGTCGGACACGATGGACCCGATGACCGAATAGACCTTCGAGAAGTCAGCAGCGACAGTCACGAGAGTTTCGGCGCCCGACGAGATGGCAGGAATTGAGAACAGGTGCCCCGGATCGAAGCTCGCGTCGTAGGCCGAAAGATCGAAGACCTCTCGCGGGACAGGGCCTCGCGAAACGGTCCCGTTCTCGAAGCGGACATTGACGCCCGCAGAGAACACGTTGGGCGGCAGATCGTAGGGGTGAATGTCCGAGATGATCCCTGCCCCGCCGAGATTGCGGACGGGAAGGTTAGGCATGGACTTGGATTAGACCTTCATAATGAAGTGCAGGCCGTATGACGGCTGAATGGTCGAGACGGTGACGGAGTGAGCGTGGTTGTCCGCGTCGGATACCGTGTGGGCGTGAGTCCCCGCGTCGATCTGTAGCTCGTGGGAATGGGCCTTGTTGGCGCCGATGCTGCTGGACCGGCCAATCGTGGGTTCGGCTCCGGAGCCGCCCATCAGGTACGAGGCGCCCGACGAGCTGCCCATGCCCTCTTGGGGAGGCGAGTTGGAGGCGCTCAGGCCACCATAGCTCAGGCGCTCATTGACGAACCCGAAGTGCCGGTGGGCCGGGATTTCGTCAGTAGTGAGGGTGTGGTCCTTGGCCAGACCTGTGTGGGTATGGGACCCGCCAGAGATGGTGTGGGAATGACCACCTGCCGCCCCGGTGTTGACGGTGACGCTGGCCGAACCCGCCTGTCCGCCCTGAGGGACATCCGTGCCCGCCCCGACAACGACGCGGTTGCGGAGGTCGGGGGTCTCGATCGTCCCTGCGCCATCAGTTCGGCTGACCTCGCGGCCATCGCAAAGCGCCCATCCGCTGGGGATGGTGGACGATGAGCCGTACCAGGAGAGGATCGCCCCGATCGGCATGGTGAACATACCGTTGAGCTGTTCGTCGCTCAGGTCGATGGGGGCGTTGATGTTGGGAAAGGTGTTCTTCAGGACCTGCTTGATGAGCCGCAGGTGTTCGTCAGCCTGCGCGAGCTGGTCGGTAGCCGCCGGATTGGCCGGTTCGAGCTGGTGTAGGTACGTTGCGGATTCGAGAGGCACTTAGGGTCTTCTGTAGGGGACTGAGAGAAAGGCAGAGAGGAAGACCAAGAGAGAAGACCCATTCATTCTCTTGGGGGACTGAGAGAGGACTGAAGGAGGGACTAAGAGGCTTATGGTAAGTCTCTTTCTCATTCCTCTTGGTTGACTTTAGTGGCGTAGCGATCGGTCAAGGATGACGGTGGCCTGCGCTGGTTCTTCTAAAGGCCGGGTTTTATCCCTAAATTTGACACTTTCCTTATAGATCAGTGACTTAACCATCGGTGCAGGATGGGATCGTCACGACTAGATCAGCCTACAGTCCTTCAGTTGGAGAACGGTTTGGGAGGCTATCTCAATGCGCCCCGCGAACACGAAGCGGTCCCCTTCCTTGAAATTGCTAAGGGCATCCCACCAGTGATTGGCGAAGAATGCCATAAAATTAGGCCCCCGCACCCCGCTTTTCTCTACATAGCAGATAGCCGCCATGAACTCCTGCGAGTGGACCACCGTGACCAACCGGGCCTCAACTGTTGTGTACCATCCAGCATACGGATGCAGATTCCGGGCGATAAGGTCTTCCGGCATTTCTGTGGCCAGCAGATTAGACACACTGGACTGCACATCGCGAGGCAGTTCCTTGCGGACCTCCCCTGGTTTTCGTGATGCCTCCCCCGCCGGAACCTTCAACCTGCGTTTGGAGACTGGAGATGCGGCCTGTTCACTCGGGCGTGATCGAACTGCCTGCCACAAGAACGCGAGCGCCATAAGCGTGATCGGCACAAAGGCGCTGGGGGCGGAAAGCATCCACGGGAGAGCCTGCGCCGCCTTGGGCCACCCCTCCACCGACTGCTTCAACGCTAGGTAGATCGCGGCCACCCACATGAGAGCGGTCGACAATTGGTCGGGAGGCTGGAGTTTCATTTCGCTCCCTTACCGCGTCTCGGGTTCCCATGCCACCGGGGCCGGGATGGGACCCATTAATTCAAGTTTTCGATGTTTCAGACCGCCACGCCCGGAAAAAGCGAGGAATAACAACAACAACCGACCGCGTTTAGCGGTTTTTTGGAAAACAGGGGGTGCCACGGGTCGCCCGGACCCTAGCGCCTGCCCGGAGGGGACCCAAAGGCCCGCAATCCCCCGTCGATCCTCCCCCGCCACGCGGAAACCCTAGGTTTTCTGCGGTTCTTCAACGGATAAACTATCCGTGATGGGCGCGGGGGACATTAGGGCGCGGTGGTCATCGGCCCTTCTATGACAATGGCGGGCGGGCATTGCGCCCGATGCGCTGCCATCCGGTCCAGCTCGTGTCTGGGGAGGGTGTGGGTCTTTAAGGTGAAAAGAGGGACGCAAGCCTAGCGGGGACATTGCGCGGGCGGGTCGCCTGGTCGTCGCCTTGTCATCGCCTGGTCGCCCCTCCGTCGTCGCCTGGTCGGCGCCCTGTCGTCGTCGTCCGGTCTTCGCGTCTCCCCTCGGTCATCCGCCTGCCGGTCGCCTGCCTGTCGCTTCCCCTGGTCGCGGGGGGTCGATCTAGCTGCCTCTCTTAAATTTCAGACTGTCCCCTATTGTGTTCTGTCTGCGTCGCCCTATGTAGATGCCTCCCCGGTCGTTGCTTCTAGCGGTCTGGCCGGGGCGCTCCATCCCTCAAGGCAAGAGGCGCCAATCCTATGTCCCTATCCCCTTCATCCCGCCACGAATCGGCCCATAAGCTGCGGCTCTCGCGGTTCTATCGGGACGTTCGGGCCTGCCGTCCTTCGCGTGACGGCCTGCTTGTCCCCTCGTGGGCCTATGCGCCCGAAGCGTCTGCAATCGAGGAATAACCTCTCTTACGGAAGGTCCGTCATATGTTCTCTATCGTCGTGTTTCATGGTTCGGCTCTCGATCTGGCCCGCACTGGTCGCCCCTCGTCCCTCGCCTTCATGCCTCGTTCGGTCTTCGGTGGCCTGCCCCTGGAGATGTTCAGGGATCAGGCCCGCGCACGTGCCGTCGCTGCGTCTGCATCGCGCTCCTACGGCCTTAGCGCCCCTGAGCCGACTGCCCGCTACGCGGTCTATCCTTCGGATGCGATTGACCTGAGTGAGGCGAATTCGTGCGGCGATGGGGTCATTCTGCGTGTCTCGCGCCCCCTGTTCGTCCCTGCGGGGTCTGAGGACCTGGCGGGGGCGCATGGCTGGCCTGCGGACCTGCTCGCCCATGATGCCGATTTGTCGGCCTATCACGCGGCTGCGGCCTTCCCCGTCAATCTCCCTGCCCCTGTCGCTCCTGTCGATCCGGTCGGGGCCGAGGCGCCTAGCGTCTCGATCCGCTTCGAGGTTCGGGCGGGTGTGCAAGGGACGGATCGCGGCGCGTGGGCCTGCGTCCATGAGGCCGGGGACGGCAAGGCGGCGGCGGATTGGGCCAACGCAAACCGGGCCTTGTATCGCGATGGGGGCAAGTCGCTGGCTATCGTCAAGGTCGAGGTCGATCCGTCTAAGGTGGTCGACTGGCGGGCGCGTGAAGCGGCGCGGCTCGCCTCGGGTGAGTACCTGCCCCTGCCTTCCCCGTTCGCGGAACGGATCGCGGATGCCTATCCGGATCACTTCGCCCATGTGGCGCAAGGCGATAAGCATAAGGTCGCCTTCACGGAAAGCGAGGCAAGCGGGGAGCGGGATAGGCAAAAGGTCCTATCGGCTAGTGAGTATGCGGCCCGCTTCTTCTCCAACTATGAGAACCGCATTTCCCCTGACCGCGCTGTTCGCAAGCGCTTCTGGTATGAAAGCGAGAGGCACGAATTCGCGGCGGCGATGCTG